CCCTCACCAGATGTAGCGGACCTACGCGGCAGTCCAACGCCGCATGATCCGCACACCTTTTGTATCAGCTTTGGCAGTAGTCACAGGATCGTAACTATCTTCGGTTCTGCCATACTGCGAGCGCCACCACTGAATATGTCGATAATTGTCATACTTCTCCGACAACTCAACACGTTCAAGTGGGCCAATCCCAATGCTAGCAACTTCGGACCTCTGAAAATGGAGGTGAGTTGCGTCCTTAAGAACTGTCCGTTTAGGAAAACTGGACATGTCCGTGTGGACGGGTAGATCATTCATTGGAGCGTCGTACCTATACGAACGCCTTGGTAAATGATTGTTCCTTGGATTGGGATGGTACACCGCAAAAGTAGTTTCTCGGTCCTCTGTGAAGAGAATCGGGTTAACTCCGCGGGCCGCGGCGAGATGCCACGGCTTAGCTTTAGCTTTCATCTCAGAGTACAAGACTTGTTGGATTATATGACGACGGAGGTGTAAATATCCGAAATCATATGCCTGATTTGCCTTGTCAATAAGACTAGCGACAGCTTCTGTACCTAACCTCTGGTTGAAGAATTTGGTTTTGTAAATAAGGGGAGTAACTTCATCCCCGTTTACGTAGTGCGTCCCGCAAGATTCACGGTATGCACTGTCACCTGTAAACGTCTTCTCGACGTTGACGGTGAATCCAAACGCTTCGAGCGCTTCGATGACGTTAGACGTAATAGCGTTATCCACTACTAAGTCGTCGCCATAGACGTAGAATGTGCGATAAGCTTGGTGATGTAACGAATTCCCTCGAACGTAACACGCCACGTAGGCGTAATCGAGGTCTATATCGTCCAGAGCACCTGGCACACGCCAGTCTCTACGGTATAGCGTTGCAATGCTGACCATAAGGATAATGGCCGTATAGAGTGAACTCTGAACTGGGAAGCACAGCGCAGAACCCATTGGCGCAAACTTTTCAGTTTTAACGACACCTACGGGCGTTAGGACACTCCGAGATCTTGTCTCCTCTAAGTAACGAAACACATGAGGAGGGTAAGCCGCCTGAATAAGACGTAGCAATACGCTATCAGACGCTGACTTCAGATCAAGTGTATCTAGTTTTCCATTTAAGGATCCCTGTCTACTCCCTCTCTGATTGAACCGTTGGTCTTTAAGATGCACATGGTTTCCCATGACACCTTTAGCCATATGGTCCTCATACCACAAACGAACCGCCTGCTGAGCCCACATAAATACTATGGGTATCATGCAGATGATCCTACTGGTTTTCCAGGTTTTGGGTACAAAAGTCAGTCTCGCACTACAAGCTACTTGCCCCTCTTGGGGTAGGGGAGTGTCGCCATCTGGTAAGGGATGTGTGAGGTCCTGGTCGCTTTCACGTACCAGGTCGAAGAGTTTCGGGTCTAACTGAAACCTTTCGTTTTTACCCTCGGTCCCCCAAACACCTTTCTCAGCTACTGACCCACTGCCATGTTTAGGCAAAAAGTCAGATGCTTCAAAATCCCGATATAGCCAGTCCAAAACAACGGACAGGTTCCGGGTTGCGTCTGGTAAAACCAGCGTAGCTAGTTTCTCTTCAACTGACTGCCATTCGCGAAAAGCGGTGGCATCCAGTTCCTCGTTCACATACGCAATTTTCTTTCCGAAATTTAAGAAAGATAGTATGTACCGAAGAAGAGCTGAGTCATGCGATTTGTAGTATTCATGATATTCCCTAAAAATCGGGGTATCCTTGAACGCTAACAAGAAGTCGTCAATAATGACGTCAGATCCTTTTGCACAGCGCTTGATTGAAATGATCAGCGCAGCACTAAGGTCCGCATAACTCCTCAGAACGCCGAAAAAGTCATTCCGTAACGACCAGATGAATTTGGTAATCACGGATTTCGGCTTCAGAGAATTTTTAATAGGTGAGTCCCCAAGTAAGGAGGTCCAGGCAACCGTGCAGTAGTCCACAATGGTTTGATTTTCACCGTGGTGCACGAGAGGCTGGGTTGCAAAGGGCTTTTCTGCGAGGTTTGCAGAGAAAGTTCCTTCGCGTGAGGGTATGGTAACCCTCGGGGTGTACGCCATTAAGCTGAAGCAAGTGCAGGCAGATCGCTGGGATCTATTTCAGCGTTGCCATAAATCAGCTTTGTGAGAAGAGGCCAGTGCATATCGACGGGCGTATGGAGTACAGGAGTAACTGGAGTCACAGAAATAAGTGACATCAGATTCTCCACAACTTTGTACGCACCGCCTTGAAGGGTAGCCCGATACGGGCCGCTCCATGCAATGGTCGTAACATGATCAGCATGACCAATCAACTCGCTTGCGTCGTCTTCCACAGTCATCACCGTGGTGAACTTCGCTGAGACGTTGGTCCGGCCGCCGAACTTATCTAACGCGTTGGGTTTATGATACACACCAACACGAATGTTAGTCGGCAGCAACGGGTCCCCACCGTTATAAGAGTATGTAACTTCAACGCCGTCGTTTTCCAACGACTTAACTGAAGCGACATCCCATAATGAGGGGTCGATCCGTCTGATATGGTAATTCTCAATAACGTCCGTTTGGACGTTTGGCAAGGTATAGGTATTCATTGTTTGTCTCCTTTCGAGAACAAAGCAGTATTAACATTCTCGGAGGTGGGCATAAGTTGCCTCTGGATATCTCTCCAAGAAAGTGCGCGATTAGCGCATGGTTGATAAAAGTGGGTTACTGTATGAATTTCCACAGTAACGACCCAGCGACGGAGTAATTCCCGACCGCTGGGGAGATCACAGGATATGCAGTAGGGGCGAAAATTGGCATTTCGCGTGAAACTATGCGAATATAGTGCCTATACCCCGCACCTGACTCTCCCACCTGAGAAAAGGAAAAATCAACCTCTTCTTGCGGTGTGAACCTTCGTGCAATTGTAAAACTATGCACGCAGTACTCGATTTTCAACGCCATAAACTTGGCCGTTGTTTCTACAATATCGAGTGAGTCACCGGTATTGGTCAACCAATCAATCACGAAGCTCAGGGGAAACAAATCCCAAGCTGTCGAGAATGAGGGTAGCAGACCTAGCGCATCTACTGGTAACACGTTTGCCAGTAAGGTGTCATGAATCGGTTTGACCCTTATCTTTGAACGCACGACCATTACTAAATCGGTATATCCGGCAGAGAGCTCATCCGGCACAGGAATGGTATATTTTCCATTCGTAGTCTGCGCCATGAGTGCTTGGCCCGAAAGTACGCGATTGCGGAACACACTGGCTTTATCGGCGACATCTTTCGCGTCACCGTAAGTTGGTGCAATTCCAAGGTTGTATACTAGAACGGCGTCTGTCAACAGATCTAACATTTTAATCAACAGAACACCCTTCTTACCAACATAATCAGGTAGTACTTTTCCCAGCTTTATGAGGTCCAACGGATCGAGCACGCTAGATAATTCAGCGAGAGCTTCGACATGGTTGGACTCCATATAGGAGAATTGCTTTTCCAACGCATTCTGAGAACTAAAGAACGCGAGTGGTAGCGCTTCACCTATTGCAGGGATAACAGCTCGCTCGAAGTGCTTAAACGTCCCGGAATTTTGGGAGTCATAACGCTTTTGAGCTTTGCTGTAGCCGATAAGGTCAGGCAGCTGTTTCACCACAGATCTTGTGGCTAGACTAGTTGCACCAACCTCCTCTACTCCATACGTCTGCGCGGTAGCAGCGTCCCACTCGTGAAAGAGCGGAGCGTCATCACCGTACGCCGCGATGTATTGCGGTATAGACATGTGAAGTGGAGTTCCTGGATCAGCCCAAATACCATGCACGTAGTGCCACATCGTGTTAACAACAAGTGACGAAAAATTGTCACAATGCACGACATGACCAAGCGTGATGGCGTAAGGGTTAAACATCCAATCAACCGTAGTTTTG